GCTTTTTATTTTGCCAGAAAGGCGGTGAGCCGCGTGCAAACGGTGCGCGAGATGATACCTGAGTACAAGCGCAACCTCGACCGGCTGCGTCAGCGGCGGCTTGATCTGCTGCGGGAGCGTGAGCTTGAACCGAGCTTCGAGAAGCGCTACAAGCTGACCGAGCGCATTGTCCGGCTCAACAAGATCATCGCCAGCAGTTCAGCAGCGCTGCATGACATGATGGAGTACGACCATGGCTAAGCCCTGGGCGAAAGCGTTCTACAACTCGGCGGCGTGGCGCGACACCCGCGAGGCCTACATGGTCAGCCGGCACGGACTGTGCGAGCGATGCGGCAGACTTGGCTTGATCGTGCATCACCGCAAGGCGCTGCGGCCGCAGGACATGAACAATCCGGCACGCACACTCGGCTGGTCCAATCTCGAGCTGCTGTGCCATCACTGCCATGACATTGAGCACATGGCAAAGCACAGCGGCGCACGCTGCGGCTTTGATGACGACGGAAACCTACTCCCCCCATTCGAGCCGCGGCGCTGACCGGCGGAAGACCGCACCCCCCACTCAAATTTCACCGAGTGACGGGTGCAGGAGGGGTGTAGTTGAGAGGAGGTGCGGCATGGGCAAACCGAAGGCCGAGACAAGAATAAAACGCGAGCGCGAGAAGCTCGCAGAAGTCTTTGCAAAAATGGACGAAAACAAGCGGAAAACCGCCGAAAAACTCATGGATAATGCGGCTTTTATGGCCGTAACTCTGGAGGATTTACGGGATTCCATCAACGAAAACGGCTGTGTGTCCGAGTACCAGAACGGCGAAAATCAGCACGGCACGAAAAAGTCTCCGGAGGTCGAAGTGTACAACACGATGATCAAAAATTACACCACGGTCATCAAGACGCTGTGCGACCTGCTGCCGGAGTCCAACGGGGAAATGAATGCCCTGACTGAGTGGCAGCGCACGGCCGCAGGGAGGCGTATCGGCTGATGGGAAAGCGCACGATCTGTCCGCTGACCTGCCCGATGATCAACAGCCAGGGATTTTGCGAAAGCGCCTGGACGCGGGCATCGCAGGTGACGGAGTGCCCGCACCGGAAAATGCGGGAAACGGTGTCCAATTTGAACACCGACAACGAGAAGTAACAACGAGAGCCAGAGGCCTTGGAGCCCAGAGCCGACAGACTGCCAGAGATGGTGCTGTCGGCTCTTTTTGTTTTTGCGCTGTGACGGACGGTATTGCCATTCCGTCCACCCATATCGAGTATATGGGCAAGGATACGGCGGCACATCCGGCAATGGGATCGCCCGGGTGCGTCCGTCAGAGCGCAAAAGCAGATGAAACCGGAGGAGGTGAGCAGCACGGCAGCCAAAACAGACCCCAGACAGGCGAGAGAACGTCTTGTCAAACGCATGGAGCGCGAAGCAAAGAAAACACCGGCACCGGAGGGTGAAAACTGGCTGGAGCAGTACACCTGTTTGGTACTGACCGGCAAAATCACCGCCTGCCGCAAGGTCAGAACGCTGTGTGCCGTCCTGCTCGACAAGCTGCGCCACCCGGAGAAGTACCGGCCGTGGGTGTTCGATGAAGCCCTGGCAAACCATCACATTGAGTTCGTCGAGCGATTCTGCAAGCAGCCGCAGGGCAAGCTCGGCGCACCGCTGCGCTTGGAGCTGTTCCAGAAAGCACGCTGGCAGGCGATCTTCGGTTTTGTCGATGCACACACCGGTCTGCGTCAGTATCAAGAGTGCATGATCGTAGAGGGACGTAAGAACGGCAAAACGACCGAGTGCGCCGGTATCGAAATCGACCTGCTCGTCAACGACGGCGAGGGTGCACCGGAGATTTACTCCATCGCAACCAAGCGGGAGCAGGCAGCGAAGAGCTTTAACGCCTGCGTCAATATGCGAAAGCAGTCGCCGGAGCTGGCGGCGGCTATCCGCAAGCGCCAGAGTGACCTGTACTACCCGTACAATCTCGGCTTTATCACGGCGCTGGCGAGTGCAACCAACACGCTCGACGGTCTGAACGCCCACGGCGTACTCGTGGACGAGCTGGCCGCTATCAAGAACCGTGCCATCTACGATGACATGAAGCAGTCCATGTCAGCGCGTGAGCAGCCGCTGCTGTTCTCCATCTCGACCAACGGCTTTGTGCGCGAGAGCATTTTTGACGCCCAGTACGAGTATGCCGCCGGTGTGATTGACGGTTCGATTGACGATGACACGTTCCTGGCATGGATCTACGAGCTGGACGAGCGGGACGAGTACCGCAGCGAGAAAATGTGGATCAAGGCCAATCCCGGACTTGGCACCATCAAGAAAGTAGACTACCTGCGGCGCATGGTCAAAAAGGCGGACGCAGACCCGTCCTTCCTGCCGACCGTGCTGGTCAAGGACTTCAATCTCAAGGAAAATGCTGCGACAAGCTGGCTGACCTGGGCGGAGTGCTCCAATCCCGAAACGTACAATATCGCATTCGACTACGCCATCGGCGGCATGGATGCGGCAGACAGCATCGACCTTGCGGCGGCAACGGCCATCTGTCAGCGGCCGGGCGACCCGAAGATCTACCGCCGGAGTATGTACTGGCTGCCGCAGAGCGTGCTTGATGCCGATGCGGCTGCCGGCAACCGCCGCGAGCGCGACAGCGTGCCGTATAGCCTGTGGGTCAAGCGCGGCCTGATGCGTGCCGTGCCGGGCAACAAGGTGGACAAGCAGGTCATGCTCGACTGGTTTATGGAGCTGCGCGACGAGGACGATCTGTACGTCCGCTACATCGGCTATGACCCGTGGCACATTGACGATAGCCTGCTCGACCGCTTCAAGGCCGAGTTTGGCGAGCAGTGCATGATACCTGTCCGACAGGGCACGCTCAGCCTGTCCCAGCCGATGAAGGACCTCAAGGCCGACCTCGGCGCCGGTCTGGTGGTCGATAACAACAACCCGATCGACAAGTGGTGCATGATCAACACCGAGGTCCGCACCGACATCAACGGCAACATTCAGCCGGTCAAGATCACGGACAGCCGCCGCAGAATTGACGGCACGGTCGCGCTGATCTGCGCGTACAAGGTGCTGCAGGACCACTACGATGACTATGTAACGATGAACGAGGAGGCGTAAGTACATTGGGGCTTTTGGAAAAGCTGTTCCCGCGGAGGCCGCCCGGCGGCACAGCACCGAGGGAATATTTTAAGACACTGACCGCCTACCAGCCGGTCTACACGACTTATCGAGGCGGCCTGTACGAGATGGAGCTGACACGCGCGGCCATTGCGGCGTTTGCGCGGCATTGCAGCAAGCTGCACCTCGAGGTGACAGGTGATGCCCGGCCGGATCTGCGGCGCGTGCTCGGGATGCAGCCCAATCCGTTTATGGATGCGAGCAAGTTCCTTGCGCGGCTGGCGACCATCTATCTGGTGCAGAACAACGCCTTTATCGTGCCGATGGAGGACAGCGCCGGACGGCTGATCGGGTATTATCCGGTACTGCCGCAGCAGTCCTCGGTGCGTGAGTACGGCGGTGAGCCGTATCTGCAGTACAGCTTCTGGGGCGGTCAAAAGGCCGCGATCGAGCTGAGCCGAGCGGGTATCCTGACCCAGCACCAGTACGAGGACGATTTCTTCGGCTCGGACAACCGTCCGCTCATGCCGACCATGCAGATGGCGCAGACGCAGGCCGAGGGCATTATCAATGGCATCAAGAATGCTACGACCATCCGGTTTCTGGCTCGTCTGAACGGCAATCTCAAGGAAAAGGACATCACTGCCGAGCGCGAACGCTTTGCGCGGGACAATCTGGCCGGTAATTCGACCGGCGTTGCCATGTTCGACAGCAAGTACGCGGACGTTAAGCAGATCGAGTCGGCGGCGATGGTCGTCAATCCCAAGCAGCAGGAGCTGATCCGCGCGAGCGTGTTCGAGTATTTCGGCACCAATGAGAAAATCCTCACCAACACCTACAACGAGGACGAGTGGAACGCCTACTACGAGGGATTTATCGAGCCGTTTGCCATTCAGCTGTCGCTGGTGCTGACGGCTATGACGTTTACGTCGGAGGAAATCGCGGCAGGTGCGTCCATCATCGCAACGGCGAACCGTTTGCAGTATGCGAGCAACCAGACAAAGCTGAATGTCGTGACGCAGCTGTTCGACCGCGGCTTCCTGACCCACAATATGGGTCTGGAAATCTTCAACATGAGTCCGGTCGAGGACGGCGACAAGTACTACATCCGCAAGGAATACGCAGAGGTGTCCAATCTGGACGCCGTGGGCGATACGTCAAAGGAGGGCGACAATGGCGATCACACCGGAAACCCGTGATTACCGCACTTTTGAGGTGCGGGCGCTGGACACGGGGGAAGAGGATAAGCAGTACCGTGTGGAAGGGTACGCGGCGGTTTTCGACGAGGAGACCGTGCTGTACGAGTACGACGGTATCGAGTACAAGGAAGTCATCGACAGGAGCGCGTTTACGGGAGCGGAGATGCGCGATGTCGTGATGAATTATAACCATGGGGGTAAACCCGTGGCACGAACCAAGAACGGCACCTTACAGCTGACCGTGGACACACGCGGTCTGCGTATTTCGGCTGACCTGTCCGGCACCGAGGAAGGGCGGAGGCTCTACGAGGAAATCCGGGGCGGTTATCTGGATCAGATGTCGTTCGCGTTCACCGTCAACAAGCAGGAATATGACCGCGCAAAGCATCTGCGCCGCATTACCGGTTTCAAGCGGGTGTTTGATGTGGCGGCGGTGGATATTCCGGCGTACGACGGCACCAGTATTGCGGCACGCTCGTGGGCAAAGGCGGAGGCCGAGCGCGAGCACGCGGAGGCGGACAAGCGCCGCAGGCTGGAACTCAAACTGAAAACCTATGGTATTACAAAGGAGGAAAAGTAAATGAGCAAGAATCAGAACAAGCAGGCGATCTTCGGCGGTTTCCGCAATCAGGTCGGCCTGCAGTTTTTTGCAGGCAAGAACCGCATGACCGAGATCGAGGAGCGTCTGGCGGCAATCCGCACCGAGATGGATGCCGATGGCGCTGACCTTGACGCGCTGAGCGCGGAAACCGACAGTCTGCTCGAGGAGCGCAAGACCCTGCTGGGACAGGCAGAGCAGCGCCGCAATCTGCTGAACAAGATCGCAAACGGTGCGGGCGGCGAGGTACGCACGTTCCAGCCGCAGCCGACTCCGCCGGAGCAGCGCGAGTATGACCGCTCGAGCGAGGAATACCGCTCCGCATGGCTGAAAACGCTGGCAAACAACGAGCTGACTGAAACCGAGCAGCGTGCATGGTCTACCGCAACGGCTTCCGCCGGTCCGCTGGTGCCGACCCAGACCGCGAACACCATCATCGAGAAGGTGCACCAGTACGCACCGCTGCTGGACAAGGTAACGCTGCTGCGCGTGCCGGGCAATGTGACCTTTGCCGTTGAGAGCGAGCAGGCAGATGCAGCCTACCACACCGAGAATGCAACTATCACCGCAGCAGAAACCGGCCTGACCAAGATCAACCTGTCGGCGTACGAGATCACCAAGCTCGTGCAGATTTCCAAGTCCGTACAGCAGATGGCGCTCGATGTATTCGAGAACTGGCTGACCGATATGCTGGCGAAGAAGATCGCAAAGCTGATCTCGGACACCATCATCAAGGGCACCGGCACGGATCAGGGCACCGGTATCGAGAAGGCGAATACCTGGGGCGCGACCAACTCGGTCACTGTCGGCAAGACTGCCGCACTGACCAACCAGAACGTGCTCGACCTGATTGCACTGCTGCCCGGCGGCTACGATGCAGGCGCACAGTTCCTGATGAGCAAGAAGACCCTGTTCACCGACTTCATGCCGCTGCAGGACAAGTCCAAGAACGACCTCGTGCGTATCGAGGGCGGCAGCTACTACATCTACGGCTATCCGGTGCTCATCGACGAGCGCATCGGTGACCACGAGGCGTATCTGGCTGACCTGTCCACCGTCATCGGCAATATGCCGGAGGACGTGACCATTACCTCGACGTTTGACGTCAAGACCAATGCGTTCCTGTTCCTCGGCTGCGCGATGTTCGACTGCAAGCCGAGCCAGGCCGATGCGGTCCGCAAGCTCGTGAAGGCGAGCGCCTGATGCTGACGCTCGACCGCTTTAAGCTGTACGCCCACATCGACCATGCGGACGAGGACGAGCTGATTGAGAGCCTGATCCGGGCGGCAGACACTGCCGTCCGGGATATGACCGGCAAGGAGCCGCCGTCGGACAGTGATGAGCTGTTCGACACGGCTGTGCTCCAGCTGACGGCGCACTGGTACGAAAACCGCACGCCTGTCACGGACACGAGCGTGACACAGGTGCCGTTTACCGTGCAGACCCTGCTCAACCACATCGCCCTGTCCGGCCGATACCCGGAAAAGGAGGGCGCAAATGGCGCTGACCAATGATCTCAGACACCGCCTGACGGTGTTTAACAAGCACCAGATTGAAAACGACATCGGCGAAACCTGCTGGCAGTACACCGAGGACGGCAAGATCTGGGGTGCGCTGACTGTCATGTCCGGCAGGAACGAAACCCTGCCGGGCGATACGGTTCGCGCCGAAGTTACGCATAAGCTGACCATCCGGCCGCGCTCGTGCAAGCTGACCACGGCGACGTATTTCGTCTATGAGGGGCAGCGGTACGATGTGCTGTACTGGCAGCCGCATTACAAGCGCCGCGACCGTCTGGAGGTCATGCTGAAGCTGGTGGTTGAAGATGCGTGACGGATTTGACTGCTCTGAACTGATGGACTTTGCGGAACGTCTGGGGGCACAGCCGAAAGAAATGCTGAAAGCGCAGAAAAAGATGCTGCGTACCAGCGGCACAAAGCTGCGCCGGAAAACGGCTCAGCGTGCCCGGGCTGATGTGCGCCGTACAGCCGTCCATCGTCCAAAGTATGACCGTAAGGCAGGCGACTATCACAGAAGCATCAAGCGCGGCAAACTCAACAAAGAAGATGACACGCTTCGGATCCGAGTCTATTCTTCGGATGAAATCGGTCATCTGATCGAAGATGGCTGGACACCGAAACTGCGTGACGGCTCAAAGGGTAGTTATCAGGCAGGCAAAAAGGTGTTTGCTAAGGCTGCCGAGGAATTTGAACCGGAGTTTGAGTCGGCCGCCGAGGATATGGTTGACGAGTTGATAGATAAAATATGACAATCCGAGAAGTACGCGCGGCACTGACCGCGCTGTTAAAGCAAGCAGCACCCGGTGTTCCGGTGTCCAAATCGGACACCGACAAACCCGTGGTGCGCCCGTCCTTCAAAATCGACATTTTCCCGGCCGAGGGAAACGCCGCCTGCGGCGGTGCGCGGGAGCGGTCGATCGACGTGGACGTTTGGTACTATCCCGCCGAGCGGGTGGAGTACCTCGAGGAGTGCAGTGAGATGGCGGAACGCCTGATCGCCGCACTTGAAACCGGTATCGACACCGGCGAGATCGTGCTGGTGCCGGACGATACGGTCAGCACGACTATATCGCTCGGTGTGCTGGTGCTCCAGTTTGCACTCAGCTGGTGCGAGAGCGCCGCCGAAACCGGAGAAATGATGGAAACCCTCGAATACTGAGAGGAGGAGTAAAACCAATGGCAATTACAATGCCGAAAATCGAAATCAGTTTTGAGCAGAGAGCTGTGTCGCTTATTGACCGCTCGGAACGCGGCATCGCAATCCTGATCGTGCGCGACGATACGGATAAGAGCTTCACGCACAAGCAGTACAGTGACCTCAGCGCCGCGCAGGCGGACGAGAACCTGTATACGGCGGACAACTACAACGCCATCTGCGACTTGCTCGGCTTTGCGCCGTATCAGGCGCACGTCTTCCGCTGCGACAGCGACGGCGCACTGGCCGATACGTTGACCGAGATCAGCAAGACCGTGAAAACCGGCTGGCTCACCATCGCCGGTCAGAGTGCCGCTGACGGTCTGGCGCTTGCCGCGTGGGTCAAAACGCAGGACAACACCAAGAAGAAAACCTACAAGGCGGTCTGCTACGACCTCACGACTCTGCCGGATGATATGCACGTTGTCAATTTCATCAACGAAAAGGTCACATTCTCCGACGACCGCGGGGAGAAGGACGGCGTAGCGTATCTGCCGTCGCTGGTCGGCATTTTCGCCGTCTGCAACGTGACGAGAGGCAGCACCAACTACCAGTGCTCTAATCTGAAAGAGGTGCAGGAGGTCGAGGACAACGATGCGGCGCTTGGCAGCGGTAAGTTTATCCTTGTTAACAGCGAGGACAATACCGTGCGTATCGCACAGGGCATTAACTCTATGACGACCACGGATGGCAAGACGCGCACTGAGGATATGTGCCTGATCGAGACCGTCGAGGCCATGGATATGATGAAGGACGATATTGCGGCGACATTCCGGGAAACGTATCTCGGCAACTACCGCAACAGCCGCGACAATCAGATGATGCTGGTGGCAGCGCTCAACAGCTCGTACTTCCGTCAGCTCATGCAGCAGAATATCCTCGACCCGGACTACGCGAACGCCGCCGCCATCGACACGGACGCGCAGCGCGCGGCGTGGGTGGCATCCGGCAAGAGCGAGGCTGCGGACTGGGACGATGATACCGTCAAGGCCAACCCGTTCAAGCGGACGGTTTACCTTGCCGCAAACGTCAAGATCCTCGGCAGCATGACGGATCTGATTTTCCCGATCACGATGGCGTAAAGGAGGACACGAGACATGGCAAATTTCAATCCGAACCGCGTGCTCCATGGCAATGAGGGCACGGCGTGGTTCAACGGCAAGAAGCTGACGACCTTACAGAGCATTGAAGCCAAGGTCGCAGCGGACTACGAGGACATCAACAACTGCGGCGATCCGGCAACCTACCGCATTTATAACGGTTATTCCGGCGAGGGCACGTTCACGGCGCTCAAGATCGACTCGGATGTGCTCCAGATGATGGCGGATGCCTACCAGTCCGGCGAAATGCCGACAGTGACCATCATCACCGCACTGGCCCAGAAGGGCACCAACAAGGTAGAGCGCGTGTCGCTGTCCGATGTGACGATCGACGAATTTTATCTGGCGAAGTTCGAGAAGAAAGCAAAGGTCGAGGAAGAGGTGCCGTTCAAGTTCGGTCACTTTTCCGTTCTGGAAACCATCTGATAAGGAGTAAAGCATGGACAAGAAGTTACTGGACGCGCTGGCGGCGAAAGCCGAGCAGCGCAAGGCCGACAAGGCCAAGGTTATTCAGTTTAAGGTCGGCGGTCAGCTGCTTGATTTTGTTAAGATCGGGCATACCGCACAGCTGGATGCCTACGAGGCATTTCTCGCGGCACGCGACCAGCCGTCGCAGATGCTGGATGTCGGTGCACAGCTGATCTATGACTGTTGTCCGGCATTGCAGGACCCGGAGCTGCACACTGCGCTCGGCGTGACCGACCCGTACGACGTTATCTGGGTGCTGATGGATGTCCGCGAGGTCAATGCGCTCGCTGCATCCCTGTTTGCTTGGCTCGGTCTGATTGCCGGTGATGAGGATGAGGACCCGGCAAAAAACTGATTGA